ATATTCTTCCACAAATCTAACCTCAGGCCATAAAACTGAAGAAAACGCCCTTAATTGTGAGGACACAGTGTAGTCGCCAGGATATGTATCTTTTAGTTCTTCATTTCCATCTTCATCTACGGAATTAACAAAATACTGTGGCCAAGGATAAACAATTGCAGTCTCTTCTTGTGGGTTATTAGTTGTTGGCACGTTACCACTATTTGTTTCAACTCCTTGTGATTTTTCTGGTGCTAATATCGCATTTCTTCTTACGGGGTCTTTTCTTTGTTCCCACGCTTCATCGTGTACTTGGTCCATTAACCTTAAAAAGGCGTCGGCACTTGCAGATATAACCGCTATTACGTTTTTTATTGTTGGATAAAATCCTAATCCGATGTTTGGGTTTTTTATTTTTTCGGCTAAAGCTTGTGACATTTTTTCTTCTATCATACTTCTCTTAGTCTCGAAATCATCATTTAATCTTTGTAGTTTACCTAAAAAGCTAATCGGGTAATATTTTACTTTTCCATATACATCTCCAAAAACAAAAAATGTTCGTAGTAACTGATTGTCTTCCATTTGAAGTGTTTCAGCATCTACTTGGTATCCACTAATTTTAAGTTCTGTTTCTATTTCTATTCTAAGTTGTTCCACTTCTTGTGATGTTCCGGCCCTTCTGTTTCTTATTTCGAAAGTAGTTTCGTAATCTATATCATCAGGATTAGTGATTTGTTGTAAAAAATTATTTAAACTTATTGTTGAGGTGAGTGTGGTTTCTAATTTTTCTCCGTGTACCTTTGCTTGTCCATCACTTCCAAATGTTGCGTTATCATTTAATTTTTTATTATACTCTTTAACAATGGTATCAAGTGCCGAAATAGAATCACTTATATTTTGTAATGCACTATTTTCCTCACTAATTAATTCTTTTTTAATGGGATAATATATTGGTGAGTTTGGTATGTTTAATACTATCGGTAAATTTCTATCTACGTATTTTGTTTCCCAATTATCTGTTATTTGTCCATATATTTTACTTTCATATTCTTTTAATGTTTTTCTATATGTGTCTATATCGTTTAGTATTGCAAAATCTTCCTTACCGTATGATTCCATAACGTATCTCTCGAAGTTTTCCAACTTCATTAACATCTGGCTTAGTGTTAACTCTGGAAAGTTATCGTCTATTAATCCTTTTACCTTGTAAGAGCTGTATACATTTTTTATCATGTCATACCCTCTAGTTGATTTAATTCTTCTTACTTCTTGTGAACCTCCTTCGTTATTTGTAGAAGTTTTCTCAGGTCCTAATGTTGCGGTTCTTTCATACATATGTGGTAAGGCGAAAAGAGAGTCTACAGATATGTCAGAAAGAAGTGCATAGGTACGAGAAATAAAATTCGTAGTTATTTTATAGTTACCTGATGATGGGTCGAATCTAGCGTTAAAATCTTTTAACATTAATTCATATCTTAACGCCTTACCATAATATCCTTTTACTGTTAAAGTAAATAATGGATATGGTAAATGAAAAAAAGCACTGTATGGTGAGTTCTCACCTTGTTCAAACAAGACCCTTCCTTGTACGTCCTCCATTTCAATACTAACTAAAGCGGCGTATGATGTGTTTATCTTTATCGATATATTTGTTATTCCTAAAAGTTGTGAATCAACATCTCCACTACGTGTTCTACCTAATGTTAAATTATCAGTCCAAGAGGTATCTAAATAAGAATCTTGTGTTTCCCCTTCACCTGTATCTTGTGATTGAGGCTTCATAAAGTTAATTACGGTTTCTCTATTGTCATCTATAGCACCTACTCTAATATTTTCTACGGCAGTTTCAAAATTATCACCTACGACTAATTTACTCCGTGGTATTATTTTAGCCTCTAAACTTGCATACATAACCAACTCTTCGTGGTTTACTAACCTTTCAGAAACTTTACCTCCACTATCAACAACTTTGTTAGGGTCTACAACAATAATGTTATCGTAATCGGTTTCTACATATACATTTTGATTGTTATAAAATTCATTACCTGCCATAATAGAAGAAGTGTGTATCTAATGCCTTTTTATAATCTTGTAAAGAATTCACTAAAGGAAAGGGTATAATTAAAACCGCCCCATCACTAATATTATTTTCTAATCCACCGTACATAGGGTTTGCTGCTAAGATTAACCAACCAAAATAAGGGGTATCATAAAATTCCATACTGACTTTATCTAATCTACTCCTACTTACTTTATATATAAATTTTTTATCTGTAGGTTTAGATGGGATATTAACAAATGGGACTACTGTTTGTTTTCCGTTAACTAAAAAATCTTGGTATCTATTATAGTATCTCATTAGTTAAATGTATATTTTTCATTAAAGATGTTTTTGGGTCCATCGTTTAATCCTGATTTAAATGTTGCGTTAAAGTAATTTACCTTACTGTCGTCAGCAGATTCTTGTGGTTTTTGTATGTATGTGAAGTTTCTTGTTTTTTCTAAATTAAATGGTTGGTATAAATTAAATTTTAAACATATTGGTTTATTTTTAAACCTCTCGACACTTCTGTTTGAATCTCCTTGTAGTTTTTTATATATACTCTGTAACCCCCAGTTATTGTTTGGTAGTGAACCTGCTGAAAAATTATTTGGCTGTGTTCCTATACCGTTAATTACTGTGTCGGCCCAAAATACCCATTCTGCTTTTTCTATTAGTTTTTCACCTAAAATTTGTCTTTTTAATTCCTCAGGGTTGTTAATTACAAAACCAAAATTAATCGTACAAAATCTTGTTTGTGGTTCTGTGTTATAAGGTGGGAATAAAAAATCTGTGTATAAATTATCTTTTTCAGGTAAAAGACCATAACTTATATTATCGTCTTCGTCTTCAAAATCAAAATCATCATCGCTATTATCTACTCCCTGAAATAATTCTTCATAAAAATTTTTCATATCTTCTCCCACTGTTTGGATGTCGTCAACTAACTCCCCGTATGTGTCTATCATATCTGACGAAGGGTCAACTTCAGTAGTTGCTGATAATGAAAGTATAAATGCCCTACCTTTTTTGTTTTTATAACCGTCAGTACTTGTTGTAATTAAATTTAGTTTATCATTAATTCTAGTAAAATCTGTTTGTACTCCTACTACACTATTCCCGTGACCTTCCATAATCTGAGCATATTCATTTGTTCTTTTTTCAATGAGTGTTTTTAAATTCTTTTTAAATTTTTTTATATCACTATTTTTTAAATTTTGTTCATAGATTGTTGTAGTAGGTGTTTTTAAAAATGGATTTTCATCATTATCAACATCTTCTAATAGTTTGTTTTTTAAATCAATTACCCTATTTTGTATTTCTATCGGTTTACCAAATAAATTTGTTTCATATTCATTATTACCATCTAAATACCCTGTTACATAACCTTCTGTGTAGTTTCTTTTTTGTGTTAGATAATAAAGACCTATTCTTGAATGGGATGTATTTACGGTTTCAACAGTGGTAATAATATTTTGTGTATATGCTTGTGTTTTTTTGACGTAGTCGACAACAGGTGCTTTATAGTTTATTTCACCTATTAAATCGAATGTTGTTCCTGTTAGTTCAGTACCTGTTTGAGTACTTGTTATTTCACCTATAGTATCTCCCGCCTCTTCACTTCTTTCAACTTCTCCGTTTTCTGTTAATGAGTAGTCATTTGAGTCCATTATTTTATTTAAAATGTCCCTATTTAATTCTGACCTATCTTCGGTAACCACCGAACGGTCATCATAAACTTCAGTATTACCATAGTAATTAAATGATAACGCATTTTGCAATCTAGAAACGGGTTCTTTTATACCTTGTCCACCTATAAAATAAAAACTCATATTAATGTCCGCTATCATCGGTTGAACTCCAATACCTTCAGGGTTTAAATCGAACGTTAGTGGTTCAAAATTAATACTCATTTGTTGAATTGCGATTTTTGTGTGATAAAAATCTCCGATTCTCAATACACAAATAGGTGGAGCCCCAAATGCGGTGTTTTTAACGTCACCTTCTCTTGGTTTACCATCTTCACCTATAACAGGTATTGTATCTCCCGGCCTTAAACATTGTTGTAAAAAAGTAAGTCTACTATTTAAACCTTCAGGGGTCATAGAGTGAAATGCCGGTTGAAAATATTTTATCTTTTCTTTAATTCCTTGATACACCCTAGGGGTACTCTCTTCCATCATTTTAAAGTAGTCACACTCAGTTAAAAGTTTTTTAACTATTATTTTAGCCGTTTCGTTTCTTGGTTGTGACTTTTTAGTTTCTTTTTGTCTTATTATTTCTGTTTGACCTGTTATCGTATCAGTTATAATCGTTTCTTCTGGTGGTACTTCAGTAGTTCTTTGTTCGGGTGGTGAGGGAACTTCTTCTATGTGTTTTATAGTCACAGCCCTACATGCCATAGCAGTGACTGAGTATGTTGTATTATTACCTACTAATGCTGTAGAACATTTTTCGGTACCGTAGTCACCACTTCCCATATTCACTTCGGTATCTTCCCCAACCGATACTTCATTAAAGATTATTTTATCTTTATAATTACTTAACTGAGGAAATGATAGTATATATTTTTTTACCGAGTCTACCCTTCTCTTTGAAAGTGATAGGTTATATTCACTAGAGTTTGGTGATGAAGCAGACCCTTTTAAATCAATTATAATTGATTCTGCTCCTTTTTCTAACGCTTTAGCCATTTTCATGACTAAGTTTTCGGTTTTTGTTTTTATTATATTATTGGTTTCATCACCTAAGAAGTTTTCGTAAAACCCGTCAACAGGAACTTGTTGGTCTTCGTCAGCACTTATAAAGTATGTGTCTCTAGTTTCTGCGCTTATATATAAATTTAAATTACTTTCATAACTTTCATCTGTTGTTACTGCAGATGAAGTTCTTGGTCCTGGTACATCATTATCAAAGTAAAACTCAAATGCATAATCTGACTCAGTAATTTCTTTTGTGTAATCTTCAATTACGGGTTCTTGTTCAGTTATATTAATTCTTTCAATATCTTTTGAAAAGTTTTCATATGTTTTTATGTCTGTTGTTTCTGTTACAATTTCATAGATGTCTTTTAATGTAAATTGTGGAAATCTTCGTGCTAATTCATATATATCATATTTTCTACATCCCGCAAAAAATGAGTCAACAATATCATTTACTTTTTGTGAATCTTTTCCCGCCAATTCTTTATCAACAATTGCATTTAATATTGATGGGTGGTCAACAATTATTTTCCAAGATAAACTACCTTGTCTTGTTGTATTATTATATGTGTAAATAGGTTCGGGTCTTCCTAAAAATTCATTAGACGTCCAATTTGTTGAATTTGTTTCAGATACCTTCATATCGTATGGTGGGAACCACATAATTCTACCTCCGTTAGGACCTCTTTCACAAACAGGTAAATCAGAGTAAGTAAAACCAGGTTTACTCGATGTCCTCCAAGCTAAATTTTCAATCGAGAACATATACTTCTTTACTTTGTCATCTTGTATGTTAGTTGAATCGTCATCTCTAAATGGTGCAATATTAAGATTATAGGTGTTATCTAGTACAGAATATTGGAATCTTCTGTTTTGATTAGTCATACCGTCTTCTTTCTGTAATTCAGAATTAGAAAAATATGGTATATCTTTACTAAATACACGACAATATTCGATACCTTGTATTTCACCCGTTGACGAATCTGTATATTGGTACACCATTGAACCTTTAGTCATCTCTCTTGTACCATCATTGAAAACTTTAGATACTTGGTTTATTGCGGTTCCAACATGTTGTAATCTTGCGTCACCTTGTAATCCCTCTGCAGCATCAATTAACTTTTGAGTGTCGTCTAATATAGACCCTTTTTTAAAATCGTATTGTGTTGATACCCCCGCATCAAATGATGACTGAACATTTGATGTGAAGTTACTATCGACAGAACCGAGACCGCCACCTTCTGAAACAAATCTTCCCGCAGACCTTAAACCATTTAAACTAGTCCATGTAAATCCTCCTTGTAATCTAGGTGCGTCGTAACTACTATTTGTCGCGGTTCCTACCCTTAAAAATTTAGTTCCGTTAAGTCCAAATTTAAATGAAAAATTACCCTCATATAGTTTAGCCAATTCCGAGTATCCTCTAACGGGAGTTCTTACTCTATTACCAAATTGGTCTATCGGTAACTCATTTGGGGGTGCGATAATGTCTTTAGGGTCTTGTGTTTTACTCCCCACGTAATAATTACCTGAAGGTGCTTTTAACCCAAAAGCCCTATTATTATCTGTATAGTCCGGTGCAAATACATTAAGAGATAAACTCTTAAATAATCTTTTTGTTTGTCCTCTACCTGTATTAGATATAAAAAGTTCTGAAGACCTTTTATTTGCATCTGGTAATAATGTTCCTCTATCGCTATACTCCCCATCTCCCCTCGATGCTTGATTAATACTTGATTGTTCTTCAACTTTTGTGAAGTAACTACCAGGAATCCATGAATATGGTGAATAAACTCCCGATATACGACTAATAAAATCTAATCCTTTACCAATAATATTATCTGGTACAGATATTTTCCAATCGCTTTCAATCGCTTGTTCGTTACCTGTTGCAATGGCTAGTGCATCAAATGGGTCAGATAATGCATCAATTATATTAATTCTACCTAATGTTTGTTGATATGTTTCTTCCGCGATACGATACTCAAACTCGGTTTTTAGTTGGTTACCCGCAATTTGTGCCAATGCAGAATCCTGAGTTAAACTTCCGTTCGTTCCTGTAGGGTTAAAAGATGTAAGTAGATTAAATGCGTTGTAGGTTGAAGCTACAAAAGTATAGTAACTTTCTCTTTGTTCTATCTTTTTTTCTATATCTCTTATGTCTATAAGGTCTTTGAACCCACCTTCAGGTCCGTATTGGTTAGATATAAATGCCCTTTTTTTCGCCTCTTCATTGACTTGAAGTTCAGTAACTCTAGTACTATCAACAACTCCAAGGTCTTTTAGAGAAAATTCAGAACTACCAGGACTATCATTTCCCTTATAACCTTCTTTGTACGGTTCAAGGTTTCTAATTAACAGTCTTTTTCTAAAGTTTTCTGTTGCATCAAATGTTAATTCACTCGGCATATAAATCTATTTTTATATAAATAGATTAATTCTAAATTTTTATACAGAATAAGTGTTATTTGAGTCAGTAAATATTGATATTAATTTACTAGTGAAGTTGGGGTTGTTAACTATTTCCATTGCCAATTGTTCAGATGATATGTTTTGGGGTAGGTTTTTTCCGTCAACACTTAAATCTATTTTACCTCCAACATCTAATTTTACATTTCCGTTTACAGAACCTGCATTTGCCGTATCCATATTACCACCCATACCATTTATACTGTTAACCGCGTCAAATAATTTTGTTCCTCCGAGTATTAAATCATCTTTTCTAAATGATACTGGGTCCATACCAGGTCTTAATATAAAGTCTTGCTCCTCAGGTTCTTCTATTGGTAAAGTAGACGGTACTGTATTACTTGAGGGGTTTATTGGTAAACTAGACGGTACTGTATTACTTGAGGGGTTCGGTTGTTGACTATTATCCTGACTATTATCCTGACTTCCGCTCATAATTTTATCGATATTTCTACCTAAGACATATTCTAGAGCATCTCCCACTAAAATTAATCCACCACTCACGGCAGTCGCTTGTTCTTTTATTTGGTCAGCAACGGCGGGAGGAAACGCATTTATTAAGGATTCACCAACACCCAAAAATGAAGTACTTATTTCTTCTAATTTTGTAACTATAATCTCATCTAATTTTAAATCTTTTAAAAGATTTTCTTCGTCTAATTTTTCATTCGCTTTGTCAAACATAATTTGTGGTATATCTATTAAAGCTTGTCCCATTCTTCCTACTTGGTCTTGGAAGTCTTCTGCCGCTTCCTCACTATTCATTCCTTCTGCAATATGTCTTGTGAGTGTTCTACCGTATTCCGCAACCTCATCTGCACTAAAAGCTTCATTTAAACCTAATAATGCCTCATCAGCAACTGCTTTAAATGCTTCTTGGGCGTCGGTAACCCCTTTTGTATTGGTCCCTAACATAACAGGTGCAAAATCTGCCGACGCAACCGTATTCGCAATAGTTTCCAAATATCCCATATTTTGTACAGCAATTTCTTTATCTGACATCGCAGATTCTGTTTGCATTTTTTCCAAGGTAGCGAAGTCGGCTTTGTTGAGGTCCTGTGCCTTTTTTGTTGCGACTTCTATTTGTTTACCCGCTTCATTAAATACCGGTATTTGAACTTCAATTTCACCTCCTTTTATGTTACCCATACTTGCTAGAAGTTCTTTTTTATCGTCATCTATTTCACTAAGACCGCCTAACATATCAAGTTTTTTGGTTCTTTCGGCAGCTTTCATTGCCATATCTGTCATTTCTGTATATGACATACCCACAGCCCCCGCAGCTTCTTTCAACCTGTACATTTCGGTAGTGGATATATCAAATTCACCCGTTTTTTCATTAAATGACACCGCCGATTCAGCCATACCTAAAACAGCGTCTTGTAATCCCTCAACATCTGTTTGAGCCATATGTAATAGTTTGAATGGGTCTCCTAAGTCTCCAACCGCTCCTCCTAACATTTGGAAGTTTGCCGCCATTTCTATTGCCTTCTCAGGTTCAAGTAGACCCTCAGCCATAGTAAAAGTCTTTCCGACATCAATTCTAAGTGCTTGTGCCTTCATTACCATCTTTGAGAATCCTTCAACTCCATCTTTAAAGTTGTATGATGACATCATTTTAATATTAGATGCCACACCTTTCATAAATTCTCCGACATTGACTCCATAATTTCGAGCCTGTTCTGACATATCACTTATATTTTCAATTGCTTTGTCTGTTCCGACACCTATTGACCTAAATCCTTCAACAATTGGTGCTAATTCTGCTCCGGTTATTCCAGCGTTATTTGCGATAGCCTGCATATTCACCACTTGCTCACTAGTTAATAGTGTATTTGTTCTCATAGAGTCATTCATGGCTTTCATTAGATTTAAGTTATCGTCTAAGCCGACCCCAAACTGTAAAGTTTCAAATGTCGCTTCTGCCATTGTGTCGGCAATTGCGTCTCCAACAAGTTTTGTTTGTCCTAAACCTTGTCGTGTCATATCATAAGTTAACTCTCTTAACTTATCAACATCTTGTATAACTGCTGCGGGTAATAACATTTTACCCATAGTGGAAGCTAAATTTTGTAGACTAATATCCGCTAACTTAGTTGCCCTTTCTAAACCTTTTGCGCTTTGTGTTACTGCATCTACAGTACCCTTAGCTTTATCCAACGCGTCAGAACCTGTTGTTTGTAATAACATAGATATTCTATTTTATTATAAATAGTTATCTTCTTGATTTACTCTTTTCTATTTGTTCTGCCCTTTTAGTAAATTCTTCAGAAAGTTTATTTATAAAATATTTTCTTTCATATGTGGGCACTTCTAATAAGTCTTTGTATGAAAAGTTTGCATGTCTAACAAGATAATAAATCTCATCAAGCATAACTGTGCGCAATTCAGAAGAAAGGCCGAAAAAACTCCACCCCAAAGGTGATTCTTACATTCACTCTTTCTCCTGACGGGGCGTTAACAACTCTTTCTAAGTCTATTTTAGGTTCACACTTACTTAAAGTGTTTCTTATGTGTTTTGAATCCATAATTGGTAAGTTTAGTATAAATTTTGATATGTATTCTCTATCACTATTATCATCAATACTTACAATTTGTTTTTCTAATCTTGTGGTTACTCTAGGTGGTGTAGTATTTGGTGGATACTGCTCTATAATTCTTTCAATCCCTTCTATGTCTCCAATCGTTAATAGTTTACATTTTACTGTATTTCCACTCTTTGGTAATTTAAGGGTGAATATTCCGTTGTCGTCTGGCGTTAATTCAGGCTCGATAATATTTAATTCGTCTAGTCTTATCGTCTTTTCGAATTCCTTATTTGTTTTTGGGTCTCTTAGTTTAAACGTATAGTCAGGACCAAAAGATGTATTTCTTAGGAAGATTAGTACCGCTTCCAAATCACCCTCCAATAAGTCTTCAACTCTAATATCAGGTTCATATAATTTATTACGTACTAATTCATTAACAATACCTTTTGTATTTGCTGCATTAATAAGTATATTTTCATCTTGTGCGGTTAAATAACCAATCTTTAAAGACTTTTTTTTGTTTTTATAAAACAAACCTTTAGATGGTAAACTTACCACATCGTGTGGTAAGTTAAATTCTTGTTGACCGTATTGTCTTGTAGTATCTTCCATTTTTTATATAAAAAAAAAACCATAGGGAATAAACCCTATGGTTAAATATATTAATTATTTATTTTTTTTCAATAGTATTAGTAAACCAAAATACATCTATCAGGACGTAGTGTTGCGGTAATTGTTGCTAACGCATCATCACTATACCCTAAACTATCGAAATTAACATCAGTTAAGAAAGTACCCTGTAGAATCCATTTTTCAACAGCTACACCTGTTGGGTCTAACATTTCTAAGTCTAAGTCTTTTTTATACCCTGCCGCATATCCCATACGTCCTGTAACAGATTCTGCTGTTAATCTAACCCACTCCATCAGAGCTTGTGATGCTGAGGGTCCGATTGGGTCTCTAAACGTTACATTAATTGTATTCCATGTAAATCTACCTGCAACATAAGTAGAAGTGTTTAAGAATGGAATCTCTGTAGAATTAATTTGGACATTAGGTCTTGAAGTTGACTCAACGTACCACGAGTTTATACCTAATGATGAAGGGAAAGTAAGAACAAATCTATTTTTCCTTTTCGGTTCATACGGTACGGGCATTTTCATTAATAAATCAGCCATAGTATTTTGGTTTTAAATTTCTTGTTTATTTAATTATAAATATCAGCTCAGAACTTTTTTCTCTTTACTTTTATTTTTTTATCTGTAAAATCTTATTCCGGCAGTTATAAATTATACTTCTAGTTTATCACCACCTTTAGTTAAATAAGTTTTTACTGGGCTTTCTTCATATTCTTTATCTAAAAACTTTTTTATAGATTCTATATTACCTGGGTCATCATCAGAAAAACCAATCTGAGGTACAAAATTGTTTTTAACGTCATTTGTGAATGATACTTTTTGACCTAGTTTTTGGCTCTGATATTTAACATAACTAATAAATTCTCTTAAAGCTTCTATCTTACCTTCTTCAGGATTAGATGCAGAACCTTTACCATAAGTAACAGGATGATACTTACACATATCTAAATATTCTTTGATTAGTAGTTGGTCGTCTTTTAAGACCTCCCCTGACAAATCTCGATATTTTTTAAGGTTATTAACTAGTGTTTGTAAATTAATCCCATTATGGTTTGTAACAATCATATTATAGATTGCATCTTTTAAAACAGATGGTGTATGACCTCTAGCGGTTATAATTGCAAAAATAGAACCTCCATTTATACACTCCACAAAATCATTCCACGATGGTCCAGGTTCCGCTAATAAAGAGTCTACAATAAATCTCTTATCCCCTTCTACTCCAAAATTCCTATAAGGATTTTCGGAATATCCAACAATCATTTCCCCCTTATATTCAAAGGGTTCTCCTCCGATTCTTTGTCGATATTCTGCAAAATCTTCTGTAGACATGCCGACTTCTCCACCCTGTTCAGATTGTAACATGATTTGAGTTGGCATAGTAACAATGTTATCGTCCCAATCAAAAGCGTAGTACTTTAAATCGGGATTACCATCTTCTATACCTTCAGATAGACTAATTAAGTTTTTTCTTATAATCTGTTTAAGACTCATTTAAATTACTTATTTAAACTTTCTATTAATCTTTCTAACTGAGATTCCGTAACAATAATGTTTTGAGGCTTTTCAGAATAAGTCTCAACACCGTTACTTTCTATTTCCATAGACTCTCTTAAAATTTTCTTTTTAAATTCCATGTTTTTATTTTTTATTAAACGTTTAATTAATGGCTAAAAATGGGGGATACCGAAGTATCCCCCATTTAATAATTATTAGATATCCTCAAATGATGCACCTGTTGGTGTAATTAAGAATTCAATATCAATAAATTCTAACGCTCTTGTTGGTTTTAGATAAATTTTACCTACTAATGTATTGTTATCTAAATCCTCAGGAGTGTTCTGAACTACGACTCTAAAGTCAATCAAACCTCTATCTCTTCTGATTGAATCTAAGATTGGGTTTACTGAATCCAAGAACTCTTGTCTTACTTGGTCGTCATTCTGTTCGAACAATAGTCTTACTGCGACTGCTGAAATCAACTTACGAGCCTGTAGTAACAATCTTCTAACGTTGATTCTGTCGAGTGCAGATTCCTTAACTTGAGTAGTTTTATTACCCCAAATAACTGTTCCAACATCTGAGAACGTTGCGATTGGGTTAATTCTACCTTTATAAAGAATATCTCTATCGTCTTGTGTTAATTTTTTACGTGCCTTAATTCCGTTAACCAAACCTCTTGTGTAACCCGC